CCATAAAATGCAAGTATTTTGAAAAGATTGTAGTGCCAGGCATAAGTAATGGGTATAAGTGAGATTCTACAATACCCCTATTTGGCGAAATTTTGGGGCATTACGGCATTTTCTTGAAGTATTGGTATATGTGGCTGCGTTTGTAAGGATGAGGGTTAAAAAACAGAAATTAGAGGCTTATCATGGATAAAAAGGAGATTGAAGAGCGAGAGGGTGGAGTGCTGCATGAGATTATTAAGTCGGCATTGAATGCATTTTGGTACATGAGTTTAGAAGATGAGAGTAATAGAGAGGCTATTGCTAATTTAATCGTAAGTAGGTGGAAAGATGAAAAAGAAGACATACACATTTCGGGCGAATAACGACAAACGAGATAAGATGAGCCTTTTTCTTCAGACAATGCGTGATGTAGCTACAGAGAGTGGCATTGTGGTCCATGAAGATCGCAAATATGAGGAATTGTCAGATGAGAACGAAGAATTACGCAAAAAACTGAATGAGAGGAACCATTGGATACTGTTCGGAAAAGATTATTAACGAAAGAGGACTGGAAACGTATAGAGGATGCTATTCCATACTGGAGAGATATGGTGGTGAGGGATATATTGATTGAGAAGGGGGTAGATCCTGACCAGATTGAAGTGAGAAGTGATATAGATATACCAGAACAGGAAGAATTATTTGAGTAATGATGTTATATTAAAAAAGCTGCATAAGAATATGATATTATTTGGGAAAGTATGTGTCCCGAATATGTTTTCAGTTGATTCGCCCCCATTCCACTATGAGGTTGCGGAATCCTTGATGGATAAGGAGTGTAAGCAGGTAAATATTATTGCTCCGAGGGGACATGCAAAGAGTAGCCTGGTGGGTGGTATATTCCCATTGTATCATTTAATGTTTGATGAGGGGCCAAAACTAATAGTACTGGTAAGTCGAACACAGGATCATGCAGTGAAGTTATTGGGAACGATAAAGGATGTATTAGACTATTCAAGCCAATTTAGAAGTTTATTCGGTTATTGGGGTATGAACTCTGCCAAGAAGTGGTCAAGGGCTGAGGTAGAGTTAAAAGACGGATCTATGATTATCTGCAAGGGTACTGGTCAGCAGTTGCGTGGGATAAAGGTGGGGAACCAACGTCCCACGTTGCTGTTAGTGGATGATCCAGAGGATGAGATGAATACTAAGACAGCTGAAGCTATGGAGGGAAACCTGAGGTGGCTCCTTCAATCTGCTGTCCCATCGTTAGACCCTGTTAAGGGTCGTATTGCTGTCATCGGTACTCCTCAACACCAAAGATGTTTAGTAGAGGTGTTGAAGGGTATGGAAGGTTGGAAGAATATGCACTTTGCTCCTGATATGGAAAAGGGGATAGCATTGTGGGAGGAATGGCAGCCAATAAAGAAATTAAGACAAAAGGAGAAGGAACTTGAGTCTATTAACCGTAAATCGGTGTTCTATAGGGAATACTTATGTCAGATTGTTGGGGATGAGGATCAACTCTTCAAAGAAGAGGATATTCGGTATTATGAGGGCTATTTAAGGCTGAACGACGATAAAGAAGGAATACTGCACTTGAAGAACCTGAATGGCGTGGAGGTGGATGAAGAACGGTCTGTGAATGTGTTCACAGGTGTTGATCCTGCGTCCTCGACAAAGCAAACGGCTGACTATTCGGTAATCATGAGTTTAGCTGTGGACTCGGAGAATAATAGGTTTGTGCTGCCATATTACAGAGAGCATGCGAAACCTTTGACATTAGCAGATGCTATTATTACAAATTTTAAAAAATACAGACCTATGAAAACAAGAATCGAGGTTGTAGGGTATCAGGAGATGTTAAGGGAGTATGTGAGAGCAGAATGTGAAAAACAGGGATTATTTGTCCCAGGATTAGAGATAAGAGAGAATCCAAGAAATGCTAAATCATTCAGGCTGGAGTCTCTACAGCCGTACTTCGCACAGAAGAAAATATACATACAGAAAAACATGAAAGCATTGATCGATGAGTTGTTGCTATATCCAAGGGGTAAGCACGACGATCTATTAGACGGGCTATTCTATGCTAACAAAGGGAGCTATAGACCATACGGTAGTAATAAGGTAAATAAGTTAAAGACATTTATTTCTCGACATACAGACTGGCAAATAGCATAAATAGATTGACATAATATACGGAACTTAATATATTACTTTAAGTATCAAGCCATAAAATAAACAATAGCGGGGGATATGGCAAATAAAATTTTTAATGTTTTAAGCGGAAAACAGGAATCCGTTGAGGGGGTGCCTCCCTCAGAAACCCCTGAAGATGTACGCCTTTCCGAAGAACTTTTAGAGATATATGATTCTGAGAGATCTCAGTGGGCAATCCAAGCAAAAGAAGATTCTGAGTTTAGAAATAACCAACAATGGAAAACATCGCATAAAAAAGAATTAGATAAACGATCCCAGAGTCCCATTGTGGACAATGTTGTTTATCCAGCAGTAGAGCAGGCTATCGCTCTTTTAACTGCAAACAAACCAAGATTCCAGTCTACAGGAAGAGAAGATTCCGATACTCGTACAGGACGTTTATTTAGCGACTTAATGAGTTATATCTGGGATGTTTCTTCTGGTAACGTGGAACTAAAACAAGTTATTGATGATTACTATGTTCGGGGGATGGGGGTCATGCAGGCTTACAGTGACCCACATGCTGATTTCGGCAAGGGAGAGGTCTTTGTAAAAGCTATAAATCCGCTTGATGTTTATATTGACCCCAACTCCCGTGATACATTCGCCAGAGATGCAGCTCATATTATAGTTGCTAATCTGGTGACAGGTGAGCAGTTGGTAACATCCATACCCAGAGTGAGTGAATTATTGGGTTCTATGAAACGTTCTGATTCTCATCGCTATCCTGATACAGATCGAAGTGCGGGATTAGATCAGAAGATTGATCAAGGCAATATAGATGAATATCATGAGCATTATGAGCTAATTGATCGGTATTCTAAAATAAAATTGCCCTATTACCATATTATGGATACGGCATCCAATATGGAGCATATTTTCGACGAGACAGAGTTTAGTGAGTATCTGCAAGGGCCAGCGGCTATTTTAGAAAACCAATCCGAAGGTCGGGTTGTGGTTACTCAAGATCAAGCTATCACTGAGATAATACAACTCTATCAGGCTACAGGTGGTGTATATCACCAGATGATGGATCCTCAAACAGGACAGGCATCTATGATGCCAGGGCCAGAGCATGAGGGGGCTATCCCAGGCAGTACAACAATAATACAATTAGTAACAAAAGCAGATTTGCTTAAGTCTGAGGATATTATACCAAATAAAATTTTAGTAGATAGGATTAAACGAGTTCTATCTGCTGGGGGTATTCTAATCCAGTCGGAAGTATTGGATATAGATGAATATCCTTTAGTCACTTTTATGAATCGGCACAACCGCAATCCATTCCCAATGAGTGATGTTCGGTTTGTTAAGCCAATCCAAGAGTATATCAATAAGCTCACCAGCTTAATAATTGCCCATGCTTCGAGTTCTACGAATACAAAACTTCTTATTCCGAGAGGTTCTATGGATCGTAAGGTTCTTGAGGAAGAGTGGGGAAGAGCGGGGACAGGAGTAATTGAGTTTGACCCTGAATTGGGTCAACCTGTTGTAGCGGGGCCGATCCCATTGCCTAACGAACTATACAAGAACAGAGATGATGCGAAACAATCTATCTATCAAATACTGGGCATTCATCCATTACAGTCTGGTGATCCTACTGCTGCCCCTCAGACTTATAAGGGAACTGTTGCGATTGATGAATACGCCCAGAGAAGAATTAAATCAAAGTTGGATGACATCGATGAGGCACTTAACCAGATGGCTAAGGTTGTGGTCCAGCTTATACAGAAAACTTTTTCAGAGGGTAAAATAGTCAGAATTATGCAACCCAATAATAAGCCGAGAGAATTGGCTATTAATGTACCGCTTTACGATGATGTAACTGGTGAATTTATCGGCAGGCTTCACGACGTGACGGTAGGGAAGTATGATTTAGTGGTTGTCTCTGGATCAACATTACCATCGAATAGATGGGCAAGATTTGAATATTATATGCAACTTTATGAAAAAGGCATTATCGACCAAGTTGAGATATTAAAACAAACTGAAGTCGCTGATGCAGAGGGTGTCTTGAATCGAGCAAACCAGATGGTTCAAATGCAAGGTCGCATTGCTGAACTTGAGGAACAACTCAGTGAAACGAAGGGTGACTTACAAACAGCTCAAAGGGAATCAACACATGACCGTAAACGTCTTGAGGTTGAGAAATTTAAGGGCAAGTTGAGTGATACCTCTTCAAGAGCTGAAGCTGCGAAGCAGTTGTTTGACGCAAGACTTGGAGATGAAATGACGAAGATTCGTCAGAACGTAAATGAGACCATTGCTGTACCTAAAGGGTAACAAATGGTGAAAGGAACATCATGAGTGAAGTAAATGAGAGTAATGCTGAAGTCCAGGCTGATGCTGGTGTAGAGTATTTCGATTTGGGTGGAGATGCAAGTGCTGAGACAACAATTACTCAAGAACCGACGGTAGAATCAAAAACGATAGAGCCAACAGAATCTGTGCAGGAAGTGGTGGCAACACCGCAAACTGCCGAGGATTTAGGCTTATCGCCTTTTGATGGTGATCCGTCGCCACAGGTTGCAAGACCTGAATCAAAACCAGCTAAAGAAGATGAGAGTCGGTATGAATACTGGCAGAGTAAGCACGATAGTGTGGTAGGTGAGAAAGATTCTATGCAGAAGCAACTGGATGAATTGCAAACGGTAGCCCCGATTGCACGCTATATTATGGAAAATCCAGAAGCAATTCTTAATAAAGTCGAGGAATCACTTTCCAGTGGTGACCCACAGGTCGCTGCCCCCCAAGGCAGACCAGAAGTGGAATCATTGAAGAAGCCCGAACGTCCTACAAAGCCCAGTAATTATGACTCTATCGAAGCCTATAGTGATCCTGAAAGTGCATCTTTCAAGTTCAGAGAGGCTAAGGAAGACTTTAATGATTCTATGCTTGAATATTATGAAGAGCAGGAAACAGGAAGACAAAAAGTAGCTGCAAGGCAACAGCAAGAAGCATCGGCTCAGGCTCAGCTTCGGACTTACCAAGATCAGCTCGTTAGTCAATATGGATATACGCCTGAAAAGGCGGGCCAATTCCTAAATTATTATATGTCTGCTGATAGCCTATCGCTTGACAACTTAGTCAAATTGGACAAGATACGTAATGCACCTTCAAGAGAACAAATAGAGGCCAAACAGAAGGCTGAGAGTATGAAAGCGAATCAAAGGAGATTAGAGGTTCCACCACCTGCTGGCGTAGTAACCAGTCAAGGTGCAACCAGTCTCTCCGATGAGGATATGTTCAATCTCGGTCTTATGAGAAATAAAAGATAATCGTTTTAACTATGGGGGAATAAACGATGGGTGCAAAAATACTAGGATCGTCGGGGGTACTATATACTGATCGACGGGACTTTTATGTTAGACCAAATGTGGTCAAAGAGTTGTGGACGGACATATCTCCGTTTACAACAGTGGTAGCGAATCAGGGTAAGATTAATCCTGCGGATCCTCAGTTCAAAATGTTTGAACATAGGAATCCCTGGGTAAAGCAACGTGTTGTAGTGAATGATGGTACGCCTACTGCTATTGCTAATAATGATACTGGTACAGCTGTAACGGTTGATGGGATAGTAGGATTAGCTTCTACTCCAGATAGTTCTTATGTCGGATTGATATTTGAGATTTGGAACTCTGCTGAGACAACCCGAAGGGGTGCTGCTATCTGTACTGCTGTAAGTAGCAATGATCTTACGATGAAACCAATGACAGCCGCTGCTTTGGCAATTGCTGATAACGATGTAATGATTGTTATCGGTAATGCTAAGGGCGAAGGTACAGAAGCACGTGAAGCTTGGGCTGATGAGTTACAGGTTGTCTGGAATGAAACCCAGATTTTCACAACTCCAGTTGAAGTAACAGGTACACTGTATGCTGCTGCTCTTCGTGGTGAAGAATCAGAACTTTCTCGACTTAGAGATCAGAAAAGTTCAGAGCATAAGTTCCAGAAAGAACAAGCGTTCTTAAATGGACAATCTCTTGCTCTAACAAATCTGGATCAAAGTGGGGAATCATTTGCTGATTCTGCAAGGACAGATGCTAATGGTAAGAAAATCCGTTCAACTTACGGAATCATTTCTGCCTTAGAAGACTATGGATCAACTACTGGTGACGATCAGAATGTATTTTCGATTACCGCTTCTTCTGCTACATACAATGAGTTTGTAGATCAGATGGAGAAGGTTTTCCAATATATTCCTGAATCAGGGATGAAACGTGCGTTCTGTGGACAGGGAGCTTTGTCATACTGGAGTAAACTTGGTGGCTCTAATAGTTTAGCTGCTAACTCAAGTTTTACAGTCAATTTAAGTGATATGAAACGTGATACGTTAGGTTTCAATTACAAATTGCTTGAAACACCTCACGGTGTGCTACAGTTGATTCCAACTCCTGCATTACGTGGACCAAGGAACAAGTATATGCTGATTGTTAGTGAAGAGAATCTCTTCCATGCTCAGTATAGACAACCAAAGTTCCAGGCTAATATCAAAACAGACAATGCCTACGATGGCGTGAAAGACCAATACTTCTCTGACGAGGGGTTAGGTATTACACTGCTTGAGAGTCACAAACTGTTTAAGATTACCTAAAGAAGGGAATTAGGGCGGGGCTAAAACCCCGCCCATCCTAATATGAGTACATATCAAATAGAAATAGAAGATTTAATAGGTAGTGTGGGAGATACTGCCTTTATTACAGACGCACTGACGAATGGAGCAAGGGAATTGATGAATCTGCTCCCAGAAGATGAATTGGAACTATTCAGTCAGACATTGACTGATACTGGAAGCGGTATTGCAACATCTACTTTAAAAGTAATTAGTGCGAATAAGAGTGGGTATGAAGCCAAAAAAGTCCCCTCAAGTATGTCAGGTCGTTATGAGGATTCTGGCTCAATTTATTTTGCGACTACAAAAAGCCCCGTATTTTACATGAAAAACGGGAAGACTTACGTTGTACCATCGGGTGGAGCCGTACAGGTTGTAAAGTATCCAACTATAGATTACGATGATCTCCCTGGTGCTTATACATCTACTGACGCTGTTCCAGAGGACATAGAACCATTGTTGGTATTGTACGCTGCCGTTAAGGGTAGGATCAGGCAGTTATCAGATAAACGGGCATCCATACCAAGCTCAATCACTCTACCAGTGGAGCCTGCGGCTCCTACAATAGATACCAGTGTAGGTACATCTTTATCTGGTATTTCA